TCAGCCTCGGTGGCACAATGGGTCGACGGCACTGGTCACCAACGTCATCGAAAGCCTGAACGGCGCGCACAACATCGAGGTCGAGATCGACGGCGGTGAGTGGGCCGAAGAGATCACGGTGTACGATGACATTCTCGATGCAGACCGGCCCAACGATGTGGTCTGGAACCTGCCAGAAGAACTGCAGTCTGCCTTCGCCGTTGCGACCTATGCTTACGGGCTGACGGTGCACAAGTCTCAGGGCTCTGAGTGGGGCAAGGTTTATCTGCAAGGCAACAAACGTCCGCAAGGTGCGGATGGAGTGCGGTGGCTTTACACCGGCATAACAAGGGCAGCCTCAGAGCTGGTATGGGTGGAATAATGGCCTATCAGAAAATCCAATTACCGATCGCGACTGCGAGTGCAGACGAGGCAGGTACAGCAGCTCGGCTGATCAGTAGGGCGGCACTCAATGAGGCTATCACGCTGGGCACCGGATACGTGCGGTTCATGGTTGACGATAAGTCCATCACCATCGAGCAACTCGACCCAGCATCAATTACAATCAAGGGAGAGGAACGGTAATGATTACGATCGGAATTGATTGCGGCCAGACAGGCGGTGTGGCTTACGTCGAAAATGGCAAGTTCATCGCTGGCATGCGGATGCCTATCATCAAGCGGGGCAAGTGGAAGCACGTCGATGTCCGCACGCTGAAAATTTGGATCTGCGATTTCCCTTACTTCGGCCACCCAATGACGTTCGTCATCGAAAGCGTTCACGCAATGCCAGCGCAGGGCGTGAGCTCGAGCTTCGCCTTCGGTCGCGCCACTGGTGCAGTCGAAAGCTGGGCCATGGCCTACGGTGATCCGTGCGAGTGGGTGAGCCCAGCGAAGTGGAAAAAGGATCTTGGGCTGAGCTCTGACAAACAGGCCAGCCTCGATGCCTGCAAGCTTCATTTCGGTGCAAATAAGCTCTGGGACGTGAAGGCCAACGACGGGATTGCCGAAGCTGCATTGATTGCACTATGGTGGCAGCGACAAACTACTAACTTACAAGGCGATAGACGGTGACAGCTGCAAAAGCGAAACCAAAGGGCAAGTTGGATCTCAGGCAGCGTGACGAGAAGGGCAGGCTGCTCAAAGGTTATACGCCAAACCCAGCGGGGAAACCCAAGGGCGCAAAGAACATGTTCACTCGCGAGATGACTGACATGGTCACCAAGGCCATGGAGCTCGCCGGTGAAGACGCCAAGCAGATCAAAGACCCTGAGACTAAGAAGCTCATGTTCCCAGAGATGAAGGGCGTCGACGGCGGCACAGCGTATCTGTACCAGCAGGCACGGATGAACCCCCAGCTGTTCATGCCGCTGGTCAAGCAGCTGATGCCTACCAAGATCGACATGGACGTGAAGCTGTTGGGCGCCGAGCTGGTTGACCTGATGACCGAGCGTCGTAACCAGCTCGCCAACATGCGAGATGTAACCCCAACCAAGAGAGGCAAGAAATGAATATCACACCAGAGAGTGCGTTGCGGCTCGGCATGTCCGTCAAGGAAGCCTGCGCGGTCGTGTGGCTGACACAGGCAGGTGCTGATGTCTTGGACTACCCGAAATCGGTGGCCATGGGCGCAGAAGAGATGGCCGACTGGCTGAAGGAGGGCTACCATGATGCAGCAACCTAAGCAGCACGACTGGCGGGCACCACCTGCGGGTCAGGGCGGAAGCAGGGAGAAGATCTGCACAGTGTGCGGCGCACGGCGCAGCGTCGTGGGTGATGGTCAGTGCAGCGGCGTCGATCGCGACGTGACGATCGAGACAAAGCACGAATATGACCCTTATGCAGATTGATCCCGTATACGTTAGCCAGTTCTGTGAGCCGGTTACGCTGGAAAGTATCCGCTTCCATCCTGAAAGATGGCGCGATGCAGACATGCACTTCTTCGGTCTGCGTATCCCCGCGACATGGCAGTTCCTCAGTAGCGTGATCGATGTGGCCTACCTAGACGGGGAGCTGCTACCGGTCAGGGAGATTGACCCCGTCGTGCCGAGGGTGCCGCATGATTGATCCATCAGATGCCAACCGTGAGCTGGTCGTACAGATCAGCCAATTCTACGATGATCCTTTGGGCCACGTCCTGTTCAGCTATCCGTGGGGACAGGGGCAGCTGAGCGGTAGAGCCGGTCCACAAGAGTGGCAGCGTCAACTGCTAGAAGACGTCGGAGAACAGGTTCGGCTGCGGGGGTTCGATGGCGTCAAAGCTGTCGAACCCCTACTCTACAGCACCGCATCAGGGCACGGCATCGGCAAGTCAGCGATCGTGGCGTGGATCATCCGCTGGATCATGGACACCAGACCGTTCGCCAAGGGCGTGGTCACGGCCAACACCGGCCCCCAGCTGCAAACCAAGACATGGGCAGAGCTTGCCAAGTGGCATAACCTCGGCATCACCAAGCACTGGTTCGAGCTGACCAGCGGCAAGGGCTCGATGTCATACTATCACCGAGATTACAGGGAGCAGTGGCGATGCGATGCGCAGACAAGTCGCGAGGAAAACTCAGAAGCGTTCGCTGGTTTGCACGCTGCAAACAGCACGCCGTTCTACATTTTCGACGAGGCATCAGGCATACCCGACAAGATCTACGAAGTGCGCGAGGGTGGCTTAACCGACGGTGAGCCCATGGTCTTCGACTTCGGCAACCCGACGCGGAACAGCGGGCGGTTCTTCCAGAACATGCAAGGCCGGTTCCGTGAGCGGTACCGTAGACGCAAGATCGACAGCCGCGATGTGGAGCAGACCAACAAGGAGCTGTTCAAGCAGTGGGCCGATGACTATGGCGAGGACAGCGACTTCTTCAAAGTCCGCGTCAAGGGCGAGTTCCCCGACGCAGGTAGCCTGCAGCTGATCCCTCTGAGCTACTTCGATGACAACGTGGACCGCGATGTGTTCGTGGGTCCATCAGATCCGCTGATCATGGGCGTCGATGTGGCCCGCTTCGGTGACGACAAGAGCGTCATCTGGCTGCGGCAAGGCCGAGACGCAGAGAGCCAGAACGACTGGGAACACCAGATCTTCAATCAGCTCGACACCATGCAGCTGGCCAGCCGCATTGCCGAGATAGCCAGCGAGAAACAGCCTGACGCCATCTTCATCGATGGCGGTGGCGTGGGTGGCGGTGTCATCGACCGGTGCAGGCAGCTCGGGCTCGAGGTCATCGAGATCAACTTCGGTGCCAAGGCAACGCAGCACGGCATGGCCAACATGCGCGCCCAGATGTGGGTCAACATGAAGGAAGCGCTGAAGATCGGCGTGCGTCTGCCCGACATGGAAGACCTGCGCACCGATGTCACAGGCGTCGAGTACGGCTACAACATGGCCAACAACATCCAGCTCGAGACCAAGGAGCAGATGAAGAAGCGGGGCATGGCCAGCCCAGACTTGGCAGATGCACTGGCGTTGACGTATGCTCTGCCTGTATATCCGAACCGTGCTGGCTATGATGGGCAGCAGTTCAACAACCCAGCGGCCACTGACTACGACCCATTCGATCACATGTGAGGAACACACAATGCTGACAGCCAAACGCACACTGACCGGCACCGCACCGAAGCGGAAGGTCGGGCCCCAGAAGGCCAAGCCGGATCAGAAGAAGATCCTCGAGATGAAGCGGAAGGGGGCGAAGAATGCCAAGTCTAGAGGCTAGACTGCGCGGCAATGCGATGATGTCGCTGGTCCGCCCCGACAAAGAGCGCGAGATCGACACCCTCGACAAGGTCTACACCCGCCTGATGCTGGGCGATCGTGCAGTGCAGAACGGCCAGAAGAAGAAGCCAGCGCCGAGCCCCGCGACATCGTCCGCGACCCGCCAGCAGCAGCGCCGATCGGCCCGCCTGATCGCCAAACGGGATCGGATCAAGCAACATGTAGACGAGAAGAAGCAAATCAGGTAGTTTGCACCGCATGGAAGCATTGGTCGTATTCACAAACGAGAATAGCCATTGGCTGGGGCGCACGCTGCACCCAGACTTTCGGCACGTCTATTGCGTGCTGCCGAGCTACGAAGATCTCGTCACCGAGATCAATCTGACCGTCGACGGCGTCAAGCTCATCAGCTGGGGAGGGGATGCTCGCAGCCTGCGTCAATTCTACGCCAATCTCCCTGAGACGACCCACTGCCTCCTTACTGACTACCAACCACAAGAGCGTCATTTATTGCCTCATGTACTGAACAACTGCGTCGGCCTGACCAAGCAACTGCTCGGCCGCCGCGATTGGTCCATGACACCCCGACAGCTTTTTCAGGTACTCAGTAAGGAGCCAGAGCCATGCGCAGACTTAATCTCACTCTAGCCGGAAATGGTGGCAGCAATAGTGGCAGCAGCGGTGCGTCAGGAGGCTTCGGCGGTCTCTTTGGCTCAGTAGCCACGTCCTTTTTGAATGCCAGCAAGAATAAGCAGCTTCCGCCACCTCCGGCAGCGCCCACACCAGCAGCGGCATCCAAGCCTACAGGGGCCGTACGCACTGGAGCGGAGAACATCCGCAACCAAGGCGGCGCTCGTGGCTTGTCGACAGCCAACACGATGCGCGCCCTCAAGCAGTTGACGGGGCAGTAACATGACCAATGTGCTCGATGACCCATGGGTAGCCGAGGCGCTGCGCCGCTTCACCAAAGACTACGCGAGCGCTATTGGCGACCGCGAGGCCTACATTGTGGGCAATGACAAGGCGCTGCTCAAGTTCGGGCGCAATATCGATATGTCGAGCGGCGTCGTCTCCACGATCTGGGACACCGGCGTGGCCAACGAGACCTACCTGCCGGTCTCCGTCGCTGGAAACCTGATCGACCGGATCAGCAGCTCGAGCGACAGCGACACGCAGAGCACTCGGATCGAGGGCCACTACGCCACTGCCGATCAGGTCATGCACTTTGTGGTGCTGCAGCTCACGCTCACAGGCCGGACGCCAGTCGATCTGGCAAACGCCACCGTGCTTGTGGATGGCTTCGGCGCATTCTCGGACTACAACAAGCTGTGCCGCAACACACGACTGGCCAACCTATCTGGCACCGCACTGGTCGGCGACGTCTACATCTACCAGAACGGACAGACCGTGACGGCAGGTGTGCCGCAAGATCTCACCCTCACGCACGGCAAGATCCGTGGCACCGACGGGCTGAACCAGTCCAACAAATGCGCGACCTCGTTTGGCAACGAGAACTTCTACATCATGACCTCGGCCCGTGCAGGCGTGGCGCGGTCAGCTGCAGCCTTCGTTGACTTCAGCCTCGAGGTCCGTGAGCCTGCAGGCGTGTTTCGCGAGAAGCTACCTGCAGTCGGATCGAGGGACAGCGGGTTCAGTCCTATCTTCAACGAGCCCCCTTATGTCATCGTTCCTCCCAATAGCGATATCCGCGTACGCGGAACAGCAAGCGCCAACTCCGTCACCGGCATTGCGTCATTCAACGGCCTAATTGGAGCACTAGTCTGATGGCAATCATCACCCCAGAAAACTCGATCGGCTCGTCCCTCAAGGGTAAGCGCGGTGCTGCGTTGAAGCGCTACCGTAAGCTGGAGGATGACCGGTCCAGCTGGCGCGCCCAGTGGCAAGAGATCACCGACTATCTGCTGCCCCGTCGCGGGCGGTATCTGCTTGAGAGCCAAGGCGTCAAAGGCCGCAAGCGGAACAACAAGATCGTCGACAACACCGCTGGCCAAGCACTGCGCACACTTGGCGCTGGCATGATGTCCGGCCTAACCAGCCCTACCCGTCCGTGGTTCCGCTTGATGACACGCGATGACGAGCTGATGGAGCAAGAAGGCGTCAAGGCCTACCTCGGTGAGGTGGAGAGCGTCCTGCGCCGCATCCTGTCGGGCACCAATTTCTACACAGCCGTGGCATCGATGTACACAGAACTGGGCGCCTTCGGCACCGGTGTGCTGTACCGTCGTCGCCACCCCCAGAACGTGGTGAGCTTTCGCTGCCTGACAGCAGGCGAGTACGTCATCGCCGAGAACGACCACAACCAAGTCGACACCCTTGGCCGTGATTTCACCATGACCATCAGTCAGATCGTCGAGCAGTTTGTGCTCGATCCGATCACCAAGAAGCCTGACTGGTCCAAGGTCAGCGACACAGTGAAGAACCACTGGAACCAGAAGAACTATGACCAACTGATCAACGTGGTTCACATGATCCAGCCGCGTCGACAGAAGGAGCGCGACCTGCGCAAGATGGACGGTGTCAACCGGCCCTACGCCGACATGTACTTCGAGAAGGGCCGCAAGAACGAAGACGCAGGCGGTGAGCTGCTGCAAGACGGTGGCCACATGCGCCGTCCGTTCTTTGCTGTCCGCTGGGACGTGCTGAACGGGGACATCTACGGATACAGCCCAGCGATGGAGCAGCTTGGCGACATCAAGCAGCTGCAGCATGAGCAGCGCCGCAAGGCTCAGGCGATCGACAAGATGGTCAACCCGCCAATGACAGCCCCGACCAGTCTCAAGGGCAAGCCCACCACAGTCATCGCAGGCGGCACGACCTACGTCGACCAGCAGAATGGTGGTGTTGGTTTCCAGCCTGCCTATCTGGTGCAGCCCCGCATCAACGAGATGATGATGGACATCCAAGAAGTACAGGGCCGCATCCAGCGTGGCTTCTACGCCGACCTGTTTGCCATGATGATCAACAGCGATCGCCGTCAGATGACCGCGACCGAGGTGGCCGAGCGTCACGAAGAGAAACTGGCCCTGCTTGGCCCAGTCCTGCAGCGCCTGAACAGCGAGCTGCTCGACCCGCTGATCGAAGACCTGTTCCTGATCGCGTTCGAGGAAGGCCTGCTGCCAGAGCCACCCGAGGCCATGACCGAGGCAGACATCGAGATCAAATACGTTTCACTGCTGGCACAGGCGCAAGAGGCGTCAGCTGCTGCATCCATGGAACGCACCATGGGCTTCGCCGGTAACCTCGCAGGCATCGATCCCAGCATCATGGACAACTTTGATCTGGATCAAGGCGTGCGCGAATACAGCGAGATCTTGGGTAACTCACCGAAACTCCTGCGCGAGAAGGCAGCCCGCGATAAGCTCCGTGCCGACCGCGCGGACGCCGAGCAGCGTGCCGTGCTGGCAGAGCAGGCGAATGGGGCTGCCGATACAGCCCGCCTGCTGTCAGAAGCTGACACGCAGAACCCGAACGCTCTGACCGAGCTACTTGGACGAGGTGAGAGCATTGGCGCGTAAGGTTGTATATGACAGTTCGGACGAGCAGCAGATCCTCGCAGCAGAGCGGGATCAGGAAGACCGAGCCAAAGACATTCAATGGATCTTGTCGAGCCCTCGCGGGCGCCGCTGGATCTACGGCATGTGTCACGATGTGTGCCACGTAGACCGCCCCAGCTTCTGCGGGGTTGATACTCACGGGACCGCTTTCAACGAGGGAGGTCGGGCCGTCGGCACCGCCTTGCTGGAAGAGCTCCGCACAACGCACTTCGGTGCATACATGAAAATGATGGAGGAAAACCATGGACCAGAATGATCAAGACACAGGCACCGGAGACGTGCTGGACGGAACCCCGCCTGCTGCTGATACTCCTCCCGTCGAGGCAGGCGGGAAGCCCGATGATGCTGCAGCATCATCGGGCGACATCCTTGACACACCCACCGCTGATGGTGCAGACAAGGAGACAACCAAGGACGTGCTGTCGGACGACGACGCCTCTGGTGATGAGGGTGTGCCGGAAAAGTACACGTTCGACGTCAGCGACGAGCTCAAAGAAAAGGGCTTCGAGATTGACGAAACGAAGTTCGAGGTCTTCTCTGAGAAGGCTAAGGAGATGGGCCTGTCACAGGACCAGTTCCAAGGCATCATTGAATACCAGTACGAACTTCAGCAGGAAGCGCAGCAAACTGCTGTGGCTGAATGGGAAGCTCAGGTAAATACATGGCGTGAAGACGCGAAGGTTGACCCTGACTTCGGTGGTGAAAACTACGCTGCAAACGTGAAGGCGGTGGGCAATATGCTCAAGGGCCACACAGACGCAGACTTCATCGCACTGCTCAAATCACCAAGCCCCGACAATCCGACGGGCATGGCGATCGGCAACCACCCAGTGTTCTTGCGCAATATGAACCGCATCGCCAAGGTTCTGTCCGACACAGATCTAGTCTTAGGAGAAGACGTCCAGAAGGACGACGCCACCGAAGCCTCCCTGCGCCGGATGTACCCGACGATGTACCCTAAAAGCGCTTAACAAATAGGAGGCCCCAATGGCTGTTCTTAGCGTCAAAAACCCGACCCTGTCCGACCTCGCAAAGGTCACGGACCCAGACGGCAGCATCGCAGATGTTGTCGAGATCCTGAACGAAACCAACGAAATGTTGAACGACATGACGTGGCTCGAAGGTAACATGACCACTGGTCACAAGACCTCGATCCGCTCCGGTCTGCCAACACCCACATGGCGTAAGCTGTATGGTGGCGTTCAGCCAACCAAATCGCGTGCCGTCCAGATCACGGACACATGCGGTAACCTCGAAGACTACGCAGAAGTCGACAAAGATCTGGCTGACATGGCCAGTGACAGTGCCGCCTTCCGTCTTCAGGAAGACCGTCCTCACATCGAGGGCATGAACCAAGAGCTGGCAGACACGCTGTTCTTCGGTGACGAGACACTCGCACCCGAAGAGTTCACCGGTTTTGCGCCTCGCTTCTCTGATCTGGCTGCGGAAAACGCAGACAATATCATCGACGGCGCTGGCACGGGATCGGACAACGCTAGTGTATGGCTGATCTGCTGGTCTCCTATGACGTGCCACGGCATCGTGCCCAAGGGCTCGACTGCTGGTCTGCAAACACGCGACCTCGGTGAAGACACATTGGAAGACGCTTCCGGTGGTTCTAACACTGGCCGCATGCAGATCTACCGGACGCACTACAAGTGGCAGGCGGGCCTGACGGTTCGTGACTGGCGCTACGTCGTGCGGATCTGCAACATCGACCGCAGCCTGTTGACGAACGACCTCACCACTGGGGCCGATCTCAACGACCTGATGCACAAGGCTCTCACCGAGATCCCGAACGCATCCGTCGGTCGCTGTGTCTGGTACATGGACAAAGAGGTTCTTGCCTTCTTGCGCCGCCAGACTTCCAACGCTGTGGCAAACTCCACACTGACCATGGATATGGTCGGCGGGACAATGCAGACATCGTGGGGTGGCTATCCAATCCGTCGTTGTGACGCATTGGCAATCAACGAAGCGCGGGTCGTGTAAGACCAGCACAGTAAGGAGATATCCAGATGATTTTGGATGAACTAAACGAGTTTGCTGATAACGTCAGTGTGGCTGCAGCTGCAGGCACCGCGCTTATCGGTGATGTAATGGACCTTGGGGCAACGCCTCAAGATCTCGGCAATGGCCGTCCGATGTATCTTGTCATCCAGTCGGCTGACACAGAGATCATCACAGGTGGTGCGGCTGGTACAATCCAGTTCGAGCTTGCCTCTGATGCACAGGCTGCAATCGCGGTAGACGGGACTGCTTCCACGCATATCCTGACGAACGCGTTTGTGACTGATGACACGGCAACCAACGATGACCAGCTTGGTCCTAACAAGACCATCTTCATGGGTGCGTTGCCAACAGGTGCAGGGGTTGCTTACGAGCGTTACCTCGGCGTCCTTGCGACGATCGGCACGACTACGGTCACCGCCGGTACGATCAATGCGTTCCTGACGTTTGATCCGTCCGCTTGGAAAGCCTATCCAGACGGCAATAACTAAGCCATAACGATGGGGCGGCTTCGGTCGCCCCATTGCCACATCTAGGGAGTGACCCAAATGAAAGTACGTTTTGACAAGCACGGATTTTACCACCCATCCTTTGGCCGCATCGGACGCGGCAAGAACAAGGGGCAGTGGTACACCCTACCCAATGTCTTCGCTGAGAGGGAAACCATCACTGTTCCAGTCATGGACCCGACGACACGCCCACCACGCAAGGTGAGCGAGAAGAAGATCGAGCGGTTCAAGTATCTGCCTCACACAGCAGAGGTCTTGGAAGACAAAGCCTTTGTTGCTATTAAGGAAGCAGCCGAAGAAGATGGTAAAGATCCCATCAAGGCGATCCAGCCAGCACGGGCCTCTGATGCAGAGGATCACCTGCCCGCTGGCAAGAAAACAACGGGGAAGAAGTCGGCCCCTAAATAATGAGGTAAGACATGGCAGTCTCCGCAGTACAGCTCGCCAAGCTGGCGCTCCAACACCTTGGAGATCGCTATGACATCACCAGCTTAACTCAGGACACCACTGAGGCTGAGCAGGTAAACCTTGTTTTTGACAACGTCAGGGATGCTCTCTTGCGGGAGCATCCTTGGAATTTCACCAAGCGGTACACCTCACCTGCCGCGCTGTCAGGTACACCACCAGCCCAGTGGACCTACATGTACAGCTACCCATCTGACGCCATGAAGGTGCTCAGGATCGTCCACCCTCTTGATCCACGGGGCGAGACGCTAGACCCCCTCGACTTCGCCATCGGGCGCAACGCCACAGACACCAAGGTGCTGCTGAGCGATCAGTCCGAGCCAGAGTTCGAGTACACCAAGAAGATTACATCCGTCACAGAGTTCGATCCCCTATTCGACTGGGCCTTCAGCTGGCGCCTCGCGCAGGCGATCGCCATGCCGATCACCGGCGATGGCGCGATCGCAGAGGCGACCGAGCGCAAAGCCAACATCGCTGTTGGCACAGCCAAGATGGAAGACGCCAACGAGGGGAGCACGTCAAGCCGACAAAGCCGCGACCCTGACTGGATCAAGGCGAGGATGTAATCATGGTCAAGCTTATCCAACCAAGCATGGCAGGTGGGGAGATCTCACCGCCAGTCGGTGCCCGTGTAGACCTCGCCAAGCGCGCAGTCGCTGTGGAGCTGGCTGAGAACTTCGTCACCACCTACACCGGTGCCATGGACAACCGCGCTGGCCAAAAATTCGTGGCCCAGTGCAAACCCAGCGCCGGCCCCTACCGCATCGTCGAGTTCGAGTTCAACAACGAGCAGACCTTCGTCATCGAGATGGGGGCGCTGTACCTGCGGTTTCACACGCAAGGTTCCCAGATCCTCGACAGTACCCAGATCAAGACGATCACAGCAGCCACCACGGCCAACCCTGTCGTCATCACCTCCACAGCCCACGGGCTGAGCAATGGCGATGAGGTCTTCATCGGCAGCGTGGCTGGGATGACCGAGCTAAACGGGCGTAACTTCCTGATCGCCAACGTCGCAGCCAACACCTTCGAGCTGCAGGATCTGAACGGCGTCAACGTGGACGGCACTGCCTACACCGCATACACATCCGGCGGGATCGCGGTCCCTCCTTACGAGGTGGTGTCCCCATGGGCTGCCGCTGACCTGTTCGACATCAAGTACGCACAGTCTGGCGACGTGATGACCCTGACCCATCCTGACTATGCAGCGCAGGAACTGATCCGCGTAGCCAATGACAGCTGGGATCTGGGGCCGCTAAACCTCGTACCCACTATCCCCGCCCCGACAAGCATCCTGCATACGGTAAACACGGCTGAGATCACAGGGGTCATTACTGCGATTAGTCAAGCGAACCCAGCGCGTGTGACTGATAGCAGCCACGGGCTGGCGACCGGCGACCTCATCCACATAACCGGCGTTGTCGGGATGACGGAGATCAACAACTTCGTGTACTTGGTGACAGTGATCAACGCGAACGATTTTGACCTGTCGTATCGTTTCGACGGTGATGTGGATAGCACCGGCTTCACCGCGTACACCAGCGGCGGGGTCTGGGAAAAGCTGATCCGCCCACGGGAATACACCGTCACCGCGACCGCCGCAGATGATGATGAGGAAAGCCTGCGCGGCACAAATGGGGCGACTGTCGCCATCACTAACATCACGCAGGCAGCGCCGCCTGTGGTTACGTTCGCCGAGGGCCACGGCTTTGAAGACGGCGCGCAGATTGCTTTGGCAGGCATCGTCGGCATGACCGAACTCAACGGGCTCCGGTTCTCGGTGCTCTCCATCAATGCGACCCAGATCAGTTTGAAGTTCTTGGATAACACAGCTGTGGATACCACCTCCCTGACCGCCTATGTCAGCGGCGGCGTCGTAGACCGGCTATCCACCATAGCCTACTCGAGTGCGCAGTCAGACTGGGACAACACGATCAACTGGACCTTTGTTGAGGGGGCTGACAGCTACACGGTTTATGCCAGCGACAATGGCGGCGTGTTCGGCAAAATTGGCGTAACCGACGGTACGTCGTTTGAAGATAACTCCATCGATCCAGATTACTCTCTGACGCCCCCTGTCTTCCGCGACCCCTTCTTGGATCTCGCTGGCGCAGGCGACAAGAACCCAGCGACGACCGGCTTCTTCCAGCAGCGCAGGATCTTCGCCAACAGCAACACCTTTCCAAACCGTTTCTGGTTGTCGCAAACCGGACACTTCGACAACTTTGCGCGGGCACGTCCACCGCTCGATGATGACGCCATCACAGCGTCGATCGCTGCGCGTCGGATCAACTCGATCCAGCACATCCTGCCTCTGAGCGATCTGATCCTCCTGACCTCGGGAGGCGAGTACCGCTTGCTTGGCGGCACCAACAACGTCATCACTCCCACCGGCCTGTCCGTCTCTCCGCAGTCCTACCATGGCTCGACCAAGCTGCGCCCGATCGTGGCAGGCACCGTGGCGCTGTTCGTCAGCGCTGGGCAGTTTGTCCGCGACCTCGGCTTCGAGATCGGGGCCAGCAAGTTCGTGGGCCGTGACATCAGCGTACTGGCCCGTCACCTGTTTGGCCGGCGCGAGATCATCGACTGGGACTATGCACCATCCCCAGACGCCCGTGCATTTGCGGTCATGGACAATGGCAGCGGCCTGTTCCTGACTTACCAACCGGATCAGGACGTCTACGCATGGACCCGTGCCTCCACCCTCGGACACTACAAGTCTACCTGCGCGATCCGCGAAGGTGACTTCGATGTGATCTACATGCTGGTGGAACGCGAGGTCGACGGCAACACGGTGACCTTCCTTGAGCGGCTGGACGAGCGCCAGTACGAAGAGCTCAGCGATGCCTTCTTTGTGGACGCTGGCCTGACCTTGGATGCGCCTGTCACCATCACCGGCATGACTGCAGCCAATCCTGTGGTCGTCACCGCTGTTGGTCACGGCTTCACTGACGGCGACACGGTCGACATCAACGGCGTTCAAGAGGCCAGCACCACGACAAACAATGGCGAGGCGCTGAGCGTCGACTACAACGGCACCGGCTTCGTGGTCGCCAACGCCACCGCTGATACCTTCGAGATCCAGATCGCTGGGTCGGGTTACGACGGGACCACGTTCGCCGCCTACGCCGCGCACGGCGAGGTACGCAAGGCAGTGACCATCATCTCCGGCCTGTGGCACCTCGAAGGCGCCACGGTCGTTGTCGCTGCCAACGGCTATGTGGAGCGGGGACTGGTGGTGACCAACGGGTCTATCACACTGCAGAACCCTGCATCGCGTATCCACATCGGCCTGCCTTACTTTTCCCGCATGATCACCCTGCCTCTGACAACCTATGCAGACGGCGGGCGCACTTCCGAGGGCCGTGTCAAGAACATCAACAGGCTGACGGTGCAGGTGTACCGCAGCCTCGGGATGTGGACTGGCCCATCGGTGGACCAGATGCGCGAGACCACGTTTGGACTGCCTGCCCTGTACGGTCAGCCTCTCGATATGGTCAGCGAAGACATCGACGTGACTTTGAAAGGTGATTGGGCTAAGACTAAGCAGACCGTAATTGAGCAACGGGCACCACTGCCTCTGACTATTCTGGCGCTGGTCCCCGACGTGATTGTTGGAGGCAACTGATGCTGACCCTTGTAGAGCCCTCTCTCGACGAACTTGTACCCCATATGCTGAAGGAGGAGCAGATCGACTGCCCTGTTAGCCACCACTTCGGCCCCAACGTCTACGTCCGCGCTGTGTTTATCCCTGCAGGTACGATCGCTCTGGGCCACGCCCACCGCAGCGAACACCTCACCAATCTGGTGCGCGGCAAGATGGCCGTCTACACCGGCGCTGGCGAGCCCGTTCTCAAGGAAGGGCCGGATATGTTCCTGTCACCCGCCGGTCGCAAGCTGGTCTACACCCTCGAGGACTGCTTGGTGCAGAACATCTACTCGACACCAGAGACCGACATCGAGACGCTGGAGAACACACTGGTCGACAAGAGCAATCAGTGGACCGATCAGCAGATCGTCGACGGGCAGATCCAGCTGCTCGAGCATGTAGCGGAGGTGCTCTAGCATGGCGTTCATCGTCTCTGCCATCGCAACCGCCACCGGTATCGGGGCCGCCACACTGGTCGCGGGTGCTGCTGTCGGCGTCTCCGCTTATGGTGCCTACAAAGGCTCGCAAGCGAATAAAGCCAACGCCAAATTCTCGGCAAATCAGGCGCAAGCAAACGCAGCGATCGCCCAGCGCAATGCTGCCGACGTCGTCGATCGAGGCAAAGACGCCATCGCCGACCAGAAGAAGGCGACCATCCGTGCCCTCAGTAACATCCGCGCCAGCGCTGCTGGGGCAGGCTTGGTCGTAGATCAGGAAGGCACCCTGCCACAGGATCTCGTTGTGGCCATGACCGAGGCAGGCGAGCTGGATATTGTGCGCCTGCAGAAAAACATCGACCGCGAAGAGCAGCGGGCCAAGGATCAGGGCGCAAACTACACCGCGCAGGCCGGTCAATTCAAGGCTCAAGCAAAGAGCATCAACCCGTTCTTCTCTACAGCCAGCGCAGGCCTCAATTCTGCTGCTGGCAGCGGCGACATTTTGTTTGGATAAGCTATGAAGATACCAGCACAGCGTGGCGCAGAAGTCGGTAGCATCACCGTCGACGCGCTCAACCCAGTCTTCCAGAACGTCAGCCCCACGGACAAGGGACAGACATTCCGCGACCTTCAGGGGATCGCGGCTGGTGTCGCCAGCCTCAACTCGCAGATCGCGCAGAAGCGCGACCGTGTGGCCTTGAGGCAGGCTGAGGCCGAATGGAACACTTTTGAGCAGCAGGTCGCAGATCCGCAGAGCGGGCTGTACACCGCTCAAGGCCTTGACGCCAACGGCCTGACCGACCGCTACTCCGAGATGGCCGCAGCTAAGCGCGAAGAAATCTTATCCAACTTCAGCACTGTCACCGGCAGCGGTCGCAATGCGATGGAGCAGCTGATGGAAGGCCGCACGCAGGCGGGGTGGAATAGGGCCGCTGGTCACGAAAGCGCACAGCTGGACGCTGCAGAGCAGGGACAGATAGCCGCATCCATCGAGCGCGCCACTGACCGCGCCTCCACCTTCTGGAATGACGACGGCGAGTTCAACAGCGCCCTCCTCACTGCCGAAACTGCGGCCCGAGACTTGGCCGAGGGCCAGACCCCAGAGGCAGTCACCGAGGCTGTGCAGGCAGAGACATCCAAGATCGTTGCCGCACGCGCAGACCGCCTGCTGCAGAACGCCCCCTATCAGGTGGAAGAGTTCCTGCAGGAGCAGGTCGACGCGGGCAACATGGACCAGACCTACGCGGATCAGTGGCTGGACCAGAACGACGGCAACATCATCGCCAACAAGGCACGGATCCTGTCTGACACGTCCGTGGCTACCAGCACACCAGCGTTTCAGGTCGGCGACCCGCAACGGGGCACGCCGGTCACCTCATTCGTCAACCGGATGATTGGCAGCGAGAGCAGCGGTCGTCCTGACGCATCGGTCACGATCGACGATGGCCGGACCTTCTCCGGTCTGGGCGGCGTCGGCGAAGGGCGACTTGCTGACATGCAGGCCGCAGGGGTCGTGCCCGCTGGCATGACGCTGGCCGAGTTCTCGACTGCAGAGAACGCGGACCTACAGCGCGCTGCACTGGACTGGCACATCAAGGACATCGACCGCGCCATCGATGCGACAGGGGCAGTAAGCCGGGGCTACAGCTGCTGCGGTCTACGCGCGGTGGCCCGCCGCGGGCGGCAGGGCGGCATGCGCCGCTTCAGCGACAGCGTTAGTCAGTACAAACCCGATGACAGCTATGTGCAGCAAAATGGCG